GGAGACAGCTGGCCCGGTCAAGCTCCAAGTTTACATATAAAATCCTCCCCTGCGTACAAGCCCAATTAAGCCACTGTTTTCCCTCAGCGATAGCAATACACATTTCAATCTGTAGAAACGATTTCCCGGCCTTTGACGGGCCCGCAATCAGCATCTTATGCCCTTGCCGTAATAAGCCGTCAATCAGGGTCGGTGCCAACTCCGGAAGATTCTCCCATACATCGTCCAAACTTTCCGGATCCGGAAGATCATCATTGATGGACTCAATCCATTCTTTCCATTCTGCCCAGCTCTCTTTACCGATATTGGTATCAACGATAAACTGCTTCTGACTGCCTCGCATGACGCCGGGCATTCTGGACAACCTGGAAGGATTCCGGTTCTGCTGATCAATGGCAAGTCCATTTTTCTTGCAGATATCGTAGAGATAATCCACCCGCTTCCGGTACTCTGCATAGTCTGCAGCATCGATCCTTACAATGGCATGAAGGCTCTTTCCGCCGCTGTGTACCAGACAGGCAACCGGTAATTCCAGTTCCCGGATAATGGCGTGCTGCTTTTCAATCTCCATGGAGTCTGATTCCACCAGAGCATATTTAAAGTCGGTCACATTGTCATTCTTCACGTCTTTTCCGTCCAGAGGATTAAAGCGGATCCATGCGCCTCCTTCCGGATCATAGTCACCTAATACGCTGCCGATATCTCCATTACACTGAGAAAGTAGCTCAATCAATTTCCCTGCGGTACGGCCATAGGCTCCTTTATCCGCAGGAACCCATTTTTCCTTGCCTTTTTCTTCTTTCTTATAACTTTTTACAACATAACCAACATTTTCACCCGCCTCAAAGAGGGTTTCCAGGTACTTTATGAGCTCCCGTGTCGTGTCCCAATGCCTGGGCTCGAAAACTTCCCTTCCTTCTACCCAGTTTTTATCAACCACAACTCCCTCCACAGAAATTGTGTCGTTCCAGTCAAGGGCAGTACCGGGATCATAAGGGGGTGTCCACCCCTGATCCCTGGCATACTGGACAATGGTTCCACCTGTAACCGGAGTACCGGCCCCGTGGAAGCCCCGCCATTTCTTTTCACATTCCCCTGCGTGAAAGCGCCGGTCATTCATGCTCCAGCGGTCCCACACCTCAACGGAATACCCTTCATGCTGCAGAGCCATGCCTACATTGATCCAGTCCTGGTATTCAAGCTCTGATGGGTCTATATGATTAAGGACCTCCATGAGGTCGTATGTACTATCCATGTTTCAAGTCTCCTTATTCCGGTATATATTCCTGCGGATTTACGCCGGAGGGTGCGCCCCTCCAACCTGCCGCTGCTATACGGTCAATCATGTTTTTAGCAGAATCAAAGTTCCACGTTCCAACATGCTGAAATCCGTATTTTTCCAGGCAGCGGATCTGCTTTGGTGTACTCAAATTTTCTTCCTGACGCTTGTGTAAACGATCCAGGATGAGACTAGCCTTTCCTGCATTGTCGATCTGATCAGGGAGGATCCCACGCTTTTCAAGCTCTCTTTTCTGGCTGTCTGATGGTGGCGCCATTTCCCAACCAAAGGCCGGAACATATCCAGATAAATCCTCCGCCTGGATACTCATTTCAAATTGCAGCGGATCCACCAGCTTCTTTTTGCGGTTTCTCATTTCCTTAAGCTGCTTTGCAAGAGCTTCCTCTCTTTGAGCGACAACATCTTCTGCCGCTTGCTTTTCTGCCTCTTCAATATCCATAGGGCAGCCGGCCTTTTCGATGTTCTCAGTCATTTTCTTTGCGACTTCCTCATCCTGACAGATCAGACTTGCAGGATGGCATAGTTCATGACGTTCCGTGTGCCAGAGGAAGTCCAGTAATAGTAAATGGTCTTTCCCTGGAAACAGCCGGGTTCCACGCCCCACCATCTGACTGTAAAGGCTGCGCACCTTTGTAGGTCGAAGGACCACGATACAGTCAACACTGGGGCAGTCCCACCCTTCCATGAGTAACATGGAATTGCATAGGACGTTATAATCTCCCCGATCGTAAGCCGCAAGAACCTCTGCGCGATCCTTACTGTCTCCGTTTACCTCTGCGGCCCTAAATCCTTTTTCATTTAAAATGTCCCGGAACTTCTGGCTTGTCTTTACCAGAGGAAGGAATACAACCGTTTTCCGCTCCTTACAGTACTTTTCCATTTCCTCTGCAATCTGATAGAGGTATGGATCCAGTGCGGTTGCAATATCTCCGGATTTAAAGTCACCAGACTGCATACCAACACCGGATAGATCAAGCTGCAGGGGAAGGGTCAGGGCTTTGATCGGAGATAAAAAACCGGCTTTAATTGCCTTTGGAAGTGTATATTCATAAGCCAGACTGTCGAAACATTCCCCCAGGTTCCGCATATCTCCACGGTCCGGAGTTGCAGTCACTCCCAGGATATTGGCCCCTTTGAAATAATCTAAGATCTTTTGATAACTGTCAGATAGACAATGATGTGCTTCATCAATGATAATGGTGTCAAAATAGTCTACCGGGAATTGTTTCAGCCTCTTTTCTCTGGTAAGGCTCTGGACGGATCCGACTACAACCCGGAACCAACTCCCCAGGCAGGTTTCCTCTGCTTTCTCTGTAGCGCACCCAAGGCCCGTTGCTTTACCGATCTTATCGGCAGCTTGATCCAATAGTTCCCCACGGTGAGCCAGGATTAATACTCGGTTCCCCCTACAGACACAATCCTCTGCAACCTTGGCAAACACGATTGTTTTACCGCACCCGGTTGGGAGGACCAGGAGCGTCCGTTTGACGCCCTTGTCCCACTCCTCAAAGATGGCTTCTTTGGCTTGTATTTGATATGGTCTAAGCTCCATAATTAAAACTTCCCTGCCTCAAATTTTTTCGGTTCATATGGAAGATACCTCTTCACATGATTAAACTTCTTGCTTGCATCGTTTCTGTCCGTAGTTACCTCAATTGTGGCCTTACCCTTGGCTCCTGGAACTGCCGGCCAATTCATTTTAACTTTGCCGTTTACCTCTTTTTCACCAATGCAAAGAAAGAACTGCGCAATCTTCCACTCCATCTTGTCATAAAGAAGCAAACTCTCTGTAATAAGAGTAGTTCCTTCCTTGCTGTCGATTCTAAGTTTCAAAACTGCCTTATTGCACTCTGGAGACTTTTCTCCACCTGGATGTCTTGCGCGCTCAAAAGATTCTACTGTGAAATCATAATCTCCAGGAGGAAGGAGGACAAAATCCCCACCCCCTTCGCCTTTCTCCACTTCATCGTCCCAACCTAATTCTTTTGCTTCATAATCTGCCATTTATATATTCCTCCTCTTAATTAAATACCAAGCTGTCAGTTTCTTTCATCTTCTTAATTTCTGCGTATACCTGATCCCATGCACCAACCAATACTCCATCCGTAAATCCCGGATTGACCTCTTCATACCTCCATACCGGGATGTCTGTCGTGAGGTACCCTTTAGCAGCCACGACATTCTGAATATCCCACTCGTCAACCTGATGATGAATCATCAGATCACGAAGGGATTTCGGGATCCGTTCGTCCACCTTTACATCCGGTGGATTTATAGGCTCTGACTTTGTTTCCACTGGTGGAGCTGCCTTCTCTTCCTTTGGAGGCTCTTGAGTGCTTTTACGGGCTTCGCTCCCGGATTTTTCCTGCCTCGTCTGTGAAGTGGATGGGGCTGCTTTTCGCTCTTCCTTTGCAGGTGTTGCCGGACCTGTCGATTCTTCAACAATGTGACAAATGGCATCATATTCAAATGGAATTTCATCAGGGAGCCCATACCGGTTCTTGGCGTCCCAGCAGGAGTGATGTGTCGTGTACATGACACGTCTGCCGCCCTGAGCTTTGTTCTTGCCCTTCTGGGCGCCTTGTCCGTCCACGTTTACAACCATCGTCTTATAATTACAGAAGAGGACCATATCCGCCCATTCCTTTACCATAGGAGCTACGCCTTTACTCAGCTTCATTTCCCATCGGTCATAAGCACCTAACTCATCCGGCTGCTCAAACTTCCGCATTTTTGCATGAGCTGTAAGTACAACATTGATCCCTACTTTTATTACGTCCGTAAGAAGGTTCAAAAGCTTTCCAAACTCTTCCTGAATGTATGTATAACCTTTTCCGTAGCCGAACTCTTCAATGCTGCTCTTGCGATTCGTAGCGCAAACATGAGTAATACAGAGCATTTCCGCCCAGTCTGCTGTATCAATAATTAAAGTTCTGCAGACATTTGGTGTACGGATCACCGCTGCTACCTGTTCTAGGATCATGGTCCAGCTACTAGGTTCCGGAAATCTTGCCACATCCATATCCTTTGTACTGCCCTCGGTATCGATAAACACCGGATCCGGGAACTGTGCGGCAAATGTTGACTTGCCGATCCCCTCGGGACCATATGCAACGATTTTTTTCGCCCCCGGTAATTTCCCTCTAATGATCTCCATTAAAATACTCCTTCCTTCCATTCTGTTTTCTTATCTTCAATAATTGGATGTTCTTGTCCCTCTACGTAGCCATCACTTATAATTATTGAACATTCCTCCCCGGTACTTACCCGGGTTGCAATGGCCTGCAGGCCTTCTGTTTCCAACCACTCGCCAAACTCCTTAAGTACTTCAAGGTCCATCTGCTCCAGCTTGTCCAGGAGAACGAAACCGCATTCCGGATTAAGCTTCCTAACTATGGCAGTGGATACTTTTAGCCGATCAGATCCGGACATATTATCCCACTGCTGGCCTTTGTAAACCAACTCACCATCTTTGATTGACAGCTCAGGCAAAGGAAGTGCTGCCTTTTTAAGAAGGTCATTCTTTGCATCACGTGTGTTATCAAGTTGTTTGGTAAGCTGGTCATACTGCCTGCGGTACTCTTTGGCGTCGTCCTCCGCTTTCTCTTTGTCAAGGTTCGCCCGGACTTTACGATTAATTTCCTCTATATCGGAAATGTTTTGTTCCAGCTCTGCAGTAGACTGATCCTCTAAATCCTTGGCATCCATTCTGGCAATCGCTAGATCGGCCCGGACCGCTTCCTGTTTTTTCAGGAGCTCCTGGATCTGTTCCATAAGTCTCTGGTCTTCCTGTTCTAACTGGTGGAGTCGCTCCCGCTTTCTTTGGTTTTCACCGTTCTGTGCCAGGATGTCCTGTTGCTTTTTAATGAGCTCAGAGGCAGATACTAACTCCACTGGCGCATCGTTATAAGCTGGTTGCTCTTTGGCATACTTTTCTTTCTGATCAGCAATTCGCCCAATAGTAAGCCGCTCATTATACTTCTCCTGCTCTTCGCGTTCCAAGGTAAGGAGTTTGTCTCCCACTCCAATGATCTTAAGAAGGATCTGGGCTTTCTCTTTTGAGGTGGATTCCATGAACTTTGGAAGGTTTAAGGCAAACTGCTCTACAAAATCATTAAGGAGCAGCTGTCCACCTTTTTCTCCATTCGGATCTGTTACCTTCAGGGCGCTGTTCTTGCCTTTCCGCTCAACTACAAGACCGTTGCTCATTATGATGCGGAGGTTCGGAGGGATCACGGACTGTTCCCGCTGAGCCTGTGAAGGCCTGAACTTGTCCCCGCCCAGCACCCAGGCAATAGAATCTAGTACAGAGGTCTTTCCCTGGTTGTTCCTTCCTCCTATGATCGTCAGGCCATTTACTGATGGTTCTATCTTTACGGCTTTAATTCGTTTTACATTTTCAATCTCTAACTGATTGATTTTCATAGACATTGTTGCAATCCTCCTGTAAATCCTCTATAATAGGGGTGTAAAATATTTTCTTGTTACTTTGATTCCCTGGGAGTTGCCGCTCCTGGGGTTTCTTTTTTCTCATTATTTTGCGGACTGTATGAAGCTGGAAGCGGCATCCATGCAAGCACATCTTCATGATATGCCTTAGCATGTCCCCATCTGTGAACATACCATTGCCCAACCGTGACCGTTCTGTCCCATAATGTAATCAATACCGACTCTCTAATCTCTGGCAATTGCTCCGTTACTGGAATCCAGATCTGCTGTATGAGAGTATTAAAATTCTTAGTCTGCTGATTTAATGTGTCGTTCAGAACATTATTGTTATGCTCCAGGTACATAATCTGATCTACTAAGTCCTTTTTCTTACTGGTCATAAGAGTTGATCTCTTATGCTCTTTTTCTATTTGCAGCATGATTCTTTCGCCTCCTCTCACATCGCTTCCAAGTGCGCACAATACAGCAGCACTATTACAACACACCCTGCCGTAATAAACCGAGGCAGAAACCATTTCATAAATGTCATGAAGCGTGATGGGCGGGCGACTGTGTAATCATCCAAGTCATCATAGTACTTTTGCATGTGATTCCTCCTTAGGAACTAATCCAGTTCTTTCAAAAAAATACTTTCGCGGGATCCTTGCATTCCTAGTTATGTAGCCCTTGTCTTTAAGTTCTGCATTAAGTTCTCTTATCATTTTGTAGCCAAGACTCTCACAACAATCCATAACCTCTGCTACTTCTGCAGCTGTCATCATCAGATTACTCACTTTTACGCTTCCCCCTTTCATATTATTTGCACGGGTACCTTCTGCTACGTTCAAAGCAATGGTTGCGGTAACGGCATGATTTGCATGAATACGTAACCGTGTCCACCTCCTCCTTTTCAACGTGCTATTACGTGTTCTGGGTGCCCTCCAGTAAGCTGTCTACGGTTACGCCTAATAACTTGGCAACTCTGTGAACCCTCCATACACTTGGTTCATTTTCATCCCATTTGCAAATACTGCTCCTCGGAAATTCAAGGCGTCTTTCTAGTTGCGAAATAGGGATATTTTGTTTATCACACAGAGCCTTAATATTGTCATATAGCAAAGCTTCACCTCCTACAATTTTGTAGTTGCGTAATATTTTATGAATTTAACTTGACATTTTGCGTAAAATATTCTAAAATCAAAAGTGCCAACAATCAATTTAAGAATATACGCTTATAATATGACATTCGCAAAATCTTGCGCAACTCATAATTTTATTATACATAAAATTTTGCGAATGTCAATAGTTAATTGCGCAAAATTTTGAGGTGTGATAAAAATGGGATTATATGAACGAATACGGGATACTGCAAAATTGAAAGGTTATTCCGTCAATCGACTGGAACAAGAACTTGGGTTTGCTCGTAGCTCCATTAATAAATTTAATAAAAACATGCCGAGCGCTGACAAATTACAAAAGATTGCAGAATCTTTGGGCGTCTCTGCCAATTTCCTGTTAACAGGACAAGAATCTAATCCTGAAACTTCTCGGATTGAAACCTTAGCCGCACATTTTGAAGGGGAAGAACTTTCAGCGGAAGAAATGGAAGAAATTATGAATTATGTTGCGTTTGTAAAAAGTAGACGTAAAAAATAGTATTATGTGGGGACTACAGAGTAATGAATGACTTAGAAAAGGAAGAACAGGAGGCGGCAGACGTTGGTTTATATCTCGACTATGTCCCTTTTAAATATGAGAGTATTAAAGGATTATATTGTGATGGATCTATAGCAATTAACAGCAACATCGAAACATGTGTTGAAAGAGCTTGTATACTTGCGGAGGAATTAGGACACTACTACACTTCCTCAGGCGTTATATTGGATCTGGATCGCATGAGTAATCAAAAACAAGAGCGCGCAGCGCGACTATGGGCTTATGATAGTATGATTACAATAGAGAAATTAATTTTGGCTAAAGAAGCTGGTTGTTCTAACCGATACGAAATTGCTGAACACCTCAACGTAACCGAATCTTTCCTCCAGGAGGCAATAGATTGTTACCATTCCAGGTACGGTCTTGGATTTCAAAAAGGCGAATACATAGTATTTTTTGAGCCATTTAATATTTGCAGAATGACTGAATAGATATTAAGGTCAACGAATTAAGATTAAAATAGCCTATGGCATTTTAATAAATATAAAGAAAAGAGGGAATGAGTATGAGTACTTGTCCTAAATGCGGAAGCTCAAACATTACTTTCCAAAGAGAGCAAACCGCCAGTATAGGTGGGAGCAAGCATACCTTGGGGGGAGGAATATCCGTAAAAAAAGGCCTTATATATTGGCTGTTGATTGGCTGGTGGATCTGGAGTTTCAAGGCTGTGTTTAATCTGATGATCCGCTGTTTTACACTCGGGCTAGTTAAAATTAAGAAAAAAGATAAGATTACAGGCAGAACTGTTACCGCCAGTAAAGCTATTAATCATACCGTAGGAGTTTGTCAAGGTTGCGGTCACACCTGGAAGGTTTAAATATTGGCGAATGTTAATAAAAATAAAAAGCCCCAGGAGCGGGAACTCCCAGAGCTTTTCACATAGATTTCTCTTACCAGACTTCCGGAAAGATATATCTACCTCATCAGTAGAATTATATCATTTTCGAAACGTCCTGACAAGAGGGCGTATTTTTTTTACCCATTTTTAGAAAGGAATGATATAATAATGCCAGTATTTAAAGATGAATTACGCAAAACGTATTATGTTAAACTATATTATACTGACTGGACAGGTCAGCGCCGCCAGAAACTTAAAAGGGGATTTGAAAAGAGCAGGGAAGCCAAAGCCTGGGAGCGTGAGTTTTTAGATAAGCAGCAAGGAACGCCGGAAATGACTTTTCAGTCATTATATGATATTTATATAGATGATATGGGTCATCGCCTTAAAGTTTCCACAATGAAGCCTAAGCAGTATCTATTTATGCACCACATAGTCCCGTTCTTCAAGGATAAGCCTATTAATCAAATTACGCCTGCAGACATTAGGAAATGGCAAAATAAAATTATGAAGGCCGGTTTGAAAGAAACATCACAGCGGCAAGTATACAATCAGCTAAATGCTATCCTTAATTATGCAGTTAAATATTATGACTTACCAAAAAACCCTTGTAAAGTTACAGGCTCAATAGGTAAGGCGAAGGCCGGCAGAGTAGATTTCTGGACACCGGAAGATTTTAACTCATTCATATCCAAAATCAATGATATTACACTTGAAGCAGCTTTTAACACATTATACTATACTGGAATGCGCTGCGGCGAGCTGTTAGCCCTAAGCATAAAGGATATAGACTTAAAAATAGGAACTATTTCAATATCAAAGACCTACCATCGACATGATCAAAGTGATGTTATAACCTCGCCTAAAACAGCGGGCAGTATCCGACTTGTAACTATTCCTCCTTTTCTTACGGATTGTCTGAAAGAATATATTGATAAGAATTATGGGATAAGACCTGAGGATAGGCTTTTTCAAATTACCCGGTACAAAATAGGGGTCTGTCTAAAAGACGCCTGCGCTTCTTCCGGCATCAAACCAATACGCATTCATGACATCCGTCACAGCCATGTCTCCCTATTAATAGATATGGGTTTTTCTCCTTATCTTATAGCAGAACGCATAGGGGATTCAGTCGATATGGTAAATAATATTTATGGACATCTATACCCTAACAAACACAGTGAGGTCGCAAGCAAATTGCAGGATTTAGTATCAAAATAGTATCACAGGCAGCTTTTTAATACAGGGAATCCTTTATTTATAATGATTCTCATTATGTTTTTTACTTTTCTCTTACAAATCAAAAAACGACAAAATAACAGGTGCACAATTTGCATTAATCTAGTATAATATCTGTATATTGGAATACAACCGTTTTTGCAAAGGAGGAAATATATGGGAACTACAGACAACAGTTTCTTGCTAAGAATCCAGCAGGGTCAAAGGGAAACGGAAAAGCTCATGAGCCAGAAGCAGCATAACATGGCCATGATCAAAGCCCGGCAAACCCTGGAATATATGGTGAATTATCTTGGAGAAAGGGCTCTGATAGTGGAAGGCGATCTGGCGGACAGCATAGATCAGCTATTTGAAGGACGCTTTATTTCTCAGGCTGCCAAAGACCACTATCACAGGATCCGCGTGCTGGGAAACAAGGCAGTTCACGAAGGGGATGACAGTCCTTATGATGCCAACGAAGCCTTCCAGCTTCTGTCTCAGGAAGTCAATGCCTTTGCAAACTCTCACAATAGTGGAAGCCAGGGGGTAACCCCAATTAATAAACGTCCTGCAGATGTCAGGACCATGTCCTCCGCTCCCCGGAATAATCCTCCGCGAAGCAGCGCTCCAAGAAATGAATTCCAGGGAACGGGAAATCAAAGAAGCAGCGGCGC